GCATTTAATATAAAAGTTCGCTATTACGACACACATGCAAATTAACAAGCAAAAGAAAAGACAGTAGTCAGTAAAAGGTAAGAGTAGCGAGCTACACCGGAGCAGGGTAGCCCTGTAGCAACGCCGGAGCGTGCATAAAGTAGAAGACGTTGTAATCCTCTCCCACGGCCTCAAAAAGGCGGAATAGCGCGTAGTTGTCAGCCCCGGAAGACGGGGCGGACGTGATCGTTAGCAGAGCATTCATATACTCAGCCGTGTCGCCACAATCGTCCGCCATGGTCGCGCGCGCTGACACAGCGCGATAACCAGAAACGAACGGAAACTCGACATCCAGAAAGTCAGTGCCTTGGGCACTGTTTATCTGGGTGCCCTCGTCACCGCGCGCAGCGGTGGTCTGAAACGAGGAAGCCCCCGAAACAAGCTCAGGGGTGGCGATGCTTGACCCTAGCACAGCACGCGAGCTGCGTCTGCTACCACCAAAGGCAGGGCGCTGGTCCCAGAAACGGGAAAGCGACATACCAGCCGAACCCGTCGAGGCACCGTTGCGCCTCTGGACCGAGACCTTCCAGCGCACCGAACCCCGCTGCAAAGCGAAAGCTTGCGCCAGGTAAGAGCGGAAAGACCAAGTGGTATAATTAACACCCAAACTCTCGGGGGTCACATCCAAAGATTCCGAAGAGTTGAGCATCCCAGGTGGGGGCATGATGATCGGCGCGAGATAATCAACCTCTCGCATCTGACCAGCGTTGGACGCGCTATAAGCGGCAGATCCATAAACCTGGGTGTAACGTTTCATAAGTTGTCGCAGTGAAACGACTGCATCTCCCCCTGATGGATCAAAACCTAGGGGAGTATACGGAATGGCGTCGCCATCGATCGTCGTCGGCTGGCGGTGTATCCCGCGAGGCACATGGGGACCATAACCCACAAAATCTTGCGCCCACACCTCCATTAAGATGCTAACGTTGGATCCGTTAACCGGCGCCGTAAGCGGGTTCAGAACCTCGCACACGATGATCCCGTTGCACGCATCGGTGGTCGCACCTGCCACCCGCACGTCAAAGGTCCCAGCGTCGTTAAACGAGTTGCGGACGAATGGGGACCCTGTTCGCACGGAGTCCCGGACGTTTTGCCAGGGCACAAGTACTTCAGCAGAAGGACTCTCGGCGAGGTTAATAACCACGGAGTTCGTAAGATTGAGCTCCGGGGACGCGAACGCATGGGGCATGGGATCATACCAAATGCGAAGTCTCCCTTTGTGGTAAGGGGAGGCGACAACAGTGAACCTGTACACCATATCGTACCTACAGTGGGTGAACACGGACGACGCGAAAGACACAGGCGTCTGGCAACAGTACGCTTGGCCACCAAACGCGACGGGCGAGATCGTCGCCTTGGTGTACGTGGACACAACAGTCTGAGCCGGTGTGACCACAGAGCCTAGCTTGAAAGTCCCGCGCGCATCGGACGTCGACCACAAGGAGGTGGCGATATAGGACGGCCGGGACGCAATGGCTTTAACGTCCAAAGAATCTTCCGCCCCGTCCCCGACATCTTGGCCGGAAATAGTCATCTCGGAGTCAGCAGAAAGAGCCAATCGCTCAACCGTATCCGGCAAGTCATAATTGGCCATCTGGAACGGAAGGGTCTTGACGTTCATCGTTTGCTCGCGCGAGGCGGGCCGGGAAAGCCCAATCATCGCCATCGCTGAAGTGACGGCGGGGACGTACTCGGATGCGATCCTGGTGGCCTTGGCGCCAGCGGCGAAGAAAGCGGCGGCTTTACTCACGGCATCATCGAGAGAAAAACCAAGGGACACAGCAGTAGGGACGTCCAACACAACGTCCTCCATGCTGACGAGCACCTCGACACTGACAGGGTCAGTGCCACCATTCGCGTGGCTAAGTGCCGTAAGACCAATGACACTCAACGTGCCTATATCGGAGTACGATCCTGAACTGACCTCAATACCAGGCCGGAAATGGACGTAAGGCAACATCAATTCCACAGAAGTGTCATACGCCGGTTGAAATTTCACGCCCAGTAGCTGTGATTCGACAACCTTGAGATTCTCCGCCGCCGACGTGGACTCAGTACCCACAGCGAAGTTGTAGATACGATCATCCTGCGCACCCAATCCCGGATGAGGACGATAAGTCAACATCGCCATGCCAAAATGGAACGGCGTCCCACTAATATTGAGTCTAACCCGAAGATTACCTTTCAAACGAGAAAAGTACTTGAGCTTATCAACAACGGCAGGCTTAGACAAAAACAAAGACCACGGATCGAAGCGCTGAAAAACAACCCCGCCAACGGTCCAATTGAAAGTGGCCACGGACACCTCCCGGGAGAGGAAGCGCTGGATCTCGCTAGTATCGTTCACCACTGGGAGATTGGCGGTAGACTTGTAACCCGCCGTTGGGGCACCCCCCTGCTCCAAGATATCGTTCATCGTGACAGCATCAACGCTATCGACGTCAGTTACAACGTTGGAACTCTTAAACTCTTCCATCAGTAAAATAAAAAGTAGGCGTAAGCCAAATTGAACAGTAATGTAAACAGTAAAGCAGTATTGTTTATGAATAAGAAAATAAAATATATATATGCAAACGCTACGTGAGCTAGTATGTACAAGGAGAGGGGTGGCTTATAGCCACATCGCCTCCCACTCTTCCGGGATCGTAGACCCCATAGGGATCCCGGTAGAGAGAGAGGTTGTCAGGTCCTGGAACGAGACAAGGAGGGTCTCGCGATTAATCGCGGTCGGCTCGGCAAGCCGAGAGATGAGGTTTTCGCGCAACTCCGCAAACGCGGTTCTCCCCTCATCAGAATCACAGTGCGCGTAAAACAGCCTGAGTGCGGAGTTGGCAGTGTTGATGGCGGCATCCAAGCCGGCATTGCGCTGAAATGCCAAACTCTTGCGAATGGAGGACAGTGCCAACTTGCCCACGGACCGCTTGATTGAAGGACAGTACACTGTGGTGCACTTGAGATACGACACATCGTCCTTGTCGTACGTCTCCGGCAGAATGCCGCCCTTGTCAGCGGCACCATACTTCATCTCAAGAAGCAAGGCTGCATCCCGGACGTCAAAGTTGGTGATCTGCTCAGACTGGTACTCAGAATCAGGGCGCACCGCCCCCAGGACGTCGTCTCCGTAGGTCCGTAGCGCGACAGAATCCCTGAAAGGGGGGTCACCCCTGCGAGTCAACACACAGGCGGAAGCTCGCAGCCCCGGGTTCTTAGTATAGAACGCAATGCGGTGGATAAAGGAGTTGTACGCCGAGTTCAAATAGGACGTGACGGCCACACCAGAAGGGTTGGTGCCCTCGACGAGAAAGATCGC